TATAAATTTTAAAATTTATCTATTTCGCCAATATTAGGCTAGATTTATTAAATTGTTGCAGCTATTAAATAGATAAGGGTTCCTATTAAGCTATGATGATACTAATGTCTAGTTTATTATCCTCAGTATTAGTAGAGTTGATGTTTAAGAACTCTGGAATCTTACCAACTATAGATTCATCTTTACGATAAATATGTTGGTAACCAGGGCCATACCCATTAAAGTCTAAGAATTCAAAATAAGTAATACTATCAGCATACTTTTGAGTGATGTATGTAATAATATTAGGGATATGAACATCAGTAATCTTAGATTTATCTTCAATATATTTTCTAATATCATTCTTAATATAGTCGATGATATATTTATCACTAGCTGTCAATAATTTAATCTTGAATTTAAGTGATAAGTTAACTCGATTAATAGGAACGCTATTTTCAATATAGAAGATCTTAGATGGACCATATGTATTAAAGAATTTGATATCGATACCAAAGCTATCTTCAAGAACTTCTAAACAATCTAGAATATGAATACGTTTCTTTTCTAGTTCATTAATAAAGCTTTGAATTTTATCTTCAGTATTTACATAATCATATCCAATAACTGGGACACGATCTATATAGTAACTAATTTGACCATTATCTTGCTTTTTGATTTTAATTACAGATTCAATTAAGTCAGAATAGTTATATAAGAAGTCAATACCATATTTAACAGTATATTCATTCGTTAAACTATAACCATTTAAGAATCCATCAGCAAAATATTGCTCAGTCTTATTTCTGCCAGCATCATATTCAAATACATTCTTACAATATACAAAAATTTTCATCGGCATATTGTTAAGCATATATCCAGGTTCGAATTTGTCAGCGGCAGCTTTCATTTCATGGACGTCATTAACTTTTAAACGTACGTTTTTATCAATCTTATTATCAGTATTCAATTCAAATCTGTAATCGAAACTATAAGAAGATTCATCGTAGTTTACAAATTTAGCTTCAGCCCATCTATAAGGAACTTGATATTTATCATCAGAATAGAATACTGCTATTACTTTAAGATCAGCACCGGTAATCTTATTAGGATCATATGGATCATCTCTATGAATAATACCAATATTAGATTGGATATTCTGAAGAATAGAAATATCACAAACGTAAGTATCACGTTTAGTTAGATAGCTACGTTTCCAATTCATATTATTTGTAATAAATTGAACTTTAGAGTCTTGGTTTACATAAGTAAACTCTAAGATCTTACTAACGTCCATAATATTCAAATAATAAGATACATATAAAGGTTTCTTATTTATAATACACATGAAAGGATTCATATATAAGAAAGATTCATTACTAATTTTCTTTAACTCATCCTTGGATGCATTATATACTACAGATGCATTAGTCTTTCCATCGTATTTGATAGAATTACCGGCAGTCAATATGTAGTTACTATCGGAAATATTATCAAAGTCACGTCTAATACATTCTACAGGAATAGTGTTAGTCGGAATTATATTTGTAGTGGTATCCATTAATAAGAATGCATAATACAAACGGCTTAATGGATTATCCATTTTCTTGAAGAAGAAGATTTTATTATCTTCATCTGCAATAGTATTGAAGTAATTATTGATATCAGTACTATTGGTTACGCTACCACGGGCTAAAGCTTCTTTAGGAATAAGTTTTTTCAAATCTGAAATAGATTTTTTATCTAAACCATATTGAGCTTCCCCTGTCGGTACAACCAATAGATTCAATCTATCATAGTTAATATTAGAAGAATTAACTCTAAAATAGATTGTATCTTTATATTTGATATTACCTTTAGATCCTTGACTGGTATATAAGTTTACTGTTACTTCAGTATTAGCAGTAGGCAAATAAGAAGCATTATCAAACATAATACGAATAGTTGAAGAATCTATAAAAGTATAATTATAGAAATCGTTAACTCCATCAGTATTCAAACCATTATAAACTGGTTTTAATTTTCTTACAGGGTTACCATATTCTTTTACATCTACATCGAATCCAGCTAATTGATTATCAAATTCAAATTGCATCATTTTAGATTCTAATGGATTAGATGTAACTATAGTTTTATGAATTGTAGAGAACTCATATTGTCTTAATTCAACTAAGCACATGATGACTGGTTGTCCATCAATTTCTGATTTAATAGTTGGTTTAAGATATGGGTCCACATCTTTTGAATTTCTAGTGATTATTGGATTTACTTGAGTTGTATCATACATCCCTGTATACACATAATCACCAGTAGGAAGAAGAATACGTTTAATAATTAGATCATATGGAATATGGAATTCATAATCACCAACCATTATTTTTACTTCTCTATCTAATCTAAAAGTATCATTGACTGTATTAAGAATCAATTCATTTTCATAAAATATAAGCATTGCATTCATAGTAGAAGGCTCTGCATATATTTTATTTATACCAAGAGATAATGCATGGGAAATTACATTCTTTTCAAACTTGGCTTTAATAGGGATTGCTTCATTAGAATACTCTGCAGCCATAGAAACAGCATTTTGAAGAGCATTAGAATTTACATCTCCTAAATACCCAAAGATGCCCATAGATAGAGTAAGGTCATCTTCGCTAATATATTTCTTTTTAATATTTTCAATATACTGATTAATATCATATATATTGGCATTAAGCATGGTATCATTCTTTACCGTATTTATAACGGTATCAGAATAACTTCTAGCTACTGTATTAGCAGATACTGCATCAGATGCCATTTAATCTATCCCTCCCATTTCAATTTATAGAACCCTCTATTTGGTAAGATGGTGCTATACCCAGCTAATGCTGTAGTACCACCGTCCTTATAGAATGCATTATTATTTTGATTTTTATTCATATTTAGATTCATATCAGTTTGTTGATTGCTAGGCTTTACTATATATGGACGATGCATATATTCACCACTCCAACCACCAAATTCTGGTAGATATCCACCAAGTCTAGGATTACCTTTAGTGATTAAATTACTTATTTCATTAAAGTCCTCAATTATATTAGGATCCATATCCTCAACAAATGAGGCTTTAAACTGAACTGTAAATTTAATATTACCATCTGCAGGCAAATCAGAGAATGTATTACGTGGAACCATCTTTGGATATACTCCAAAGTATTTAGCAAAGTAAACTATAGATTCACCATCTTCTCCGACGATGAATTTATACATACTCATTTGATCATGAATAACTTTAGAATCAAGATATGAATCATCAACAAAGTCAACTAATCCATAATGCTTCATTCGTTCATATTCATCAAATAGTCTAAACCACATATACACTTCTAAATATTTTGTATCTTCAAATTCGATAGAGAATTCATGATTCTCATCAGATTCATAAGAAGTCCCTCTATAGAAAAGAGAAGATCCTAATATATTTTTAGAAGTCTCATAATCGTTAGCAGTAGAGATATCTGGGATATCTACATTAGATCTCTTATAGTTAGATAGTAAATTCACAAATGGATTATGTGTATTTACAGACCAACTTAAGCTTTCTAATACAGAATGATATCTATCATATGCCTCTCTAAATAATGTATTATTTGCAATAGATGGATTTAAGACATTGCCATTGAAAATTTGTAGATCAGGTTTTGTAAAGAATACATATTCTCTAGTCATACCCATCCAATTTTGTGGATCAAGTCTTTCATATCTTGCAAACTTTGTATATTTTTCAGATTGTGTTACTCGACCGGCACCGAGTCCTAATCCATTAGCTTTTACAAATTTTAAAAGCCCATCATTAGAACCAGATTCATCAATCATTGGTCGAGTATCTCTATTTAAAACATTTATACTTTTTGCTTTATGTGTATTGCCAGTTTCATCTTTGGCACCAGTACCAGTAAAACCAAAGTCATTATTGTTTTTAACGATATTAGACAATTGGCGTCCTCCTTTCCTGGATTTTAAATTAATCTTATGTTGAAGAAGGGAATAAATATCGTAATTGTATATTATAATAGTGAAATAAAGCATGTTTGTGTATGATAATCATAACCCAAACTTCCAGCTTATTGTTATTCTAAATCATTTCAATTTAAAGGCTGGGTTATTATGACTAAATCTATACACTTATATGACAATGATCTAAAAGAGTTAGCTCTTGCTGACAATGCGGTCAAAATCTATACAGTTGCAATCATCTCTGGCGATGATGTAATGGAAGAATTTGACACTGTTAGAAAGTCTGACTATGATAGAATCGTTAATCTTTATAATGCTTGTATTAATGGTATAAAGGATAAAGACTTAACCTGGAAATTTCATGAAGCTATTTCAGAAACTCCAAATAGTTATTTTATATAACAAATACCTGCATGCTTTATTTTTTTTGTAAATTGGCCTCTTCAACATAAGATTAAATTTATATAAATTAATAAGGAGGTACCTATAATGATCCTTAAGGATTTAATTACGGACGTTTTAGATATCGCTCAGGATTCTGAAATTGGAAAATTTATTTCTCGTAAGAACCCTACGATTAAATCTATTACCCGTTCAAATAAAGACTTAACTATGATCTTCCCGGTCATTGCTTCTAGCTCTATTGAACCTAAAAGTGCACAGTTAGTTACTAGAGCATTAGAACGCAAATTTACAACTTTAACTCAAATGCTATTATCGGCATTGTCTATTACATCTTCGAAGGATGCTATTGAGCATTTACGTAATATTCATACAAATCTAGATTTGGATTCTTTTTTTGACGTTGATGGATATTTGACTGCAACTGAAGCTGCATCTTTAGATCCATTATACTTCCGAGATAAACTTGGTGAAAAGATGGTTCATGAGTCTTACAAAAGAGAAAGACTATTTGGTAAACCATTAAATGCTTTGACTGAAGCTAATCGAACTCAAGTAATTAGAAATCGCCACTTAGCTCAAGAAGCTAACAGAAATGATTCTGCTAACTTTACAGTTACATCAACTAAAGATCCAAAACCTATGGATCCTACCGCTAAAGTTTCATTCCCTAAAATGATGACAGATACAGATGTTAAGAAAGCAAACGAACTTCAACCTACAGTAGTTGAAATTAAATTTGTTTCTACTGCAACTGGTGAACCTATTGATACTAATGCATTCATCGGTATCAAAACAAAATTATATGCTGCAGATTCTATGGATATTGTAAATCATGTAGTATCTAAACGTGGTAATAAATTAAGCCTATACAATTTCATCAAAGCTACAAGCGGTGAAATTGATTTCTGGCGTGATTTTATTTTTGCTCTTAAGAAGGCAAAAGTTGATGCTATTTCTTCTTCTAAACGTGGATCTTCCTCTAAGCTTTGGAAAGTCCTTGAACGTAGATCTATTGCATCTAAACTTAATCGTTTGCTTTCTTCCCGTAATGATGCAACAGCTATTACGACTCTAATGGTATCAATGTATGAAGTTGAATATCTTCGTAAAAATAATGATATTGATATTTTAGATTCCCGTGTTGCTCGTCAACTTTTAGATGAATACAATCTTATCGGAATTGCTGTTGTAGATGATTCCACAGAATCAGTTCGTTTCATCTTTGATACTGGTGATGATGAATATGAAATCTATTCCTTTGGATCTTTGAGAAAAGAAGACAAAGTTGATTATAAACAAATGATTCAAATTCTAGCTGGAGGACGATAATAAATGGCATACCAATTAAAAGAATTCGTTGAAGCCTCCAAGTTTATGGATTTTACAGATAAAGAAACCTATATGACTATAGGGGTTGTAAATGAATCCGAACAAAAAGAAATCTTATTAGGCATTACTAATAAGCTTTATGAAAAAATTGAAGCCAAAGTTACAGATATTGACTTTGGTACAATTCCTACATCTAAAGGTGATATTACTAAAGTAGATAATATTGAAATGGTATTAGAATGCCTAGATGATATGAAAAAAATTTACAATGAATATAAACAACCTACTTCTGAAATTCAAGAAATTTTAGAAGCAGTTGAAAACGTACAAGATCTTAAGATTGAATTCCAACGTGGATTCATGACTAATACGAGTCTACCAATTGTACTATACAATACAACAGTATTGTCTATTATTAGTGCAACCTCCTTATTGATTTCTACTACTATTGATTTCATTGTAGATCCAAGAAGTAAATCTATCGAAGTTTCTATCGATCGCTCTGGTATTAAAGATAGTAAGAGTCTTTTAGCTCTTCGTACTTTAGAAACTTTCAATAATGCATGTCGTGGTAACAAGCTTAAAACTTTATTACAAAATGTAACAAAAGCTAATGTGAAGAACTTAGTTGGCACATCAGCTATTGCTTTAATTGGTGTATCTATTGCATTGATCTTCACTATCGTTCCACTTCTCCGTGAAGTAGTATACTATTACTACTATTGCCGTACAAGCATTGCTGATTATTTTGATACTCAAGCTACAATGCTTTCTCTAAACGCTGCTCGTTTAGAAATGGCTGGTGACCCTAAAACAGCAAATGAACAACGTAAATTTGTTGATCGTTTCCGTCGTATTTCTGACGCCTTGTCTATTAATTCTAAAGACTCTACAAATAAAGCCACTGGTGATATTAAAAAAGAATCTAAAGAAAAATTCAAAATTGATGATGTTACAGATAGTTTACCAGACTCTGCTGCATCTTCCTTATTCTAATGAAAGGAGCATAGTATTATGCATTTTTCAAGAAAAGCCATTAGAGAGTCTGCTAACTTACGTATGCTTAAACAGGCTAAAATTAATGAGCTTCAATCTCAGTTAAATGAAACAGTTGTTCCTGTAGTAGAATTCGATGAATCTAAGTCTCTTAAACGTGCTAATAGATTCCTTAATCTACGCACAACTGTACGCAATAATTTAAAAGAAGCTTTCTTATTTGAAGCAATTAAATATTTTTA